GTTGTGCCTGCTGCATCCCCTAAAATGGTTTCCTCCAACTTTGCACGTACTGCCTCAATAATGGTATTTCTTACATATTCTTCTATGCTTTCATTTTGAGACTGTACCAAAAGTTTCTTAGAAATTAATGTAGTTGCACAAAGGCGTTTAGGCTGCAACTTTGCGGAATTGAAAGTAATATTTGCATCGCCTGCGGTTTCAAGTTCACCCTCCCAACTTACTGTAGCGGCGTTGCCTGTTGGTAATACTACGTCACTTGTGAGGTTGTCAAGTACGCGCGCACCGCTCTGTACTATTGCAGACTTTGCGTAAAGTGGTTTTGTTATGTCCCAACATTCGATGCCTACCAAATCCGCGCCTTCGGTTTCTACGCTTATACCATCGCGGTTATTAAGCGGTAAACAAATCTGTCCGACATATCCGCGGCCACTGTTTACAAGTTCGTTTTGTCCTGCGCGGTTAACGGCGTTAGTTACTGCGTCCATTGGTTGGTTACTTACTACGCTATTAATAGCGCTAACAAGTGAAAATCTCTTAGTCTTCATATTAATATTAATATTTCTGTTATGTTCGTTATTATCTGTTGTTTCCTGTTCTGTGTCTTCTTCGGTTGTTTCCTCGTCGGTTGTTTCCTCGTCGGTGTCTTCTTCGGTTGTTTCCTCGTCGGTGGTCTCTCTCACTTCCTCGGTGTCTTCCTGTTCTTCTGTTTCCTCTGTTGTTGTTTCCTCTGTTACTTCTTCTTCGTCTGTCTCTGCGGCGCGTTCTTCGTTATTCCCCGTATCGCTAACGTTAGTAATAGAATCTGTAACAGTATCATTATTTGTATTATCATTTTGTTTGTTTTCCTCGGTTATCTCCTCCACCTTCTTTGTAACTGTCGTTACCGTGTTTGTTGTGGTTGTCTCTATAGTTTCCTTAACCTTATTTTCTGTCTTTTTCTCGTCGGTCATATCTTCGTTTTCGTTTTCTAACTGTGTTATAATTTCCGCTGCTCTAAGGCTGCAAGTGCTACTATTGTATGCAGGCAAAAAGACGGGTGCAACGTCGTGTAAATATGAAATACGGTTTACTTCATGATATGGTTTGCCGTTTCTTCTGCTCCATCTTTCTCCGTCTGCATCCACGACAAAAGAAAACGAACTGTTTGTTATCTCGCCGCGGCGTATGTGTTCGGCAAGTTCTTTGCCCTTCTCTGTCTGCGGAATTTCAAAACTATAATATAGACCGTCCGCGCGGTTCTCAAGCCTTAGACTGCCTTTGCCTTTGTTCCACCTCGCTACTATGTAATCGTCACTGTGATTTACTCTACAGTAAACGTCACTGTTGGCTAACAGTTCGTCTGTTATTGCCGTACGGTGTATTATCTCGGTAAAACGCAAATTGTCGCTTTCCACCTCGTAGGAAATAGCGCGGCCAAAAACGGTGTTACCCTCTGCCATTGTGGCGTTTGGTTCTGCCATCCTCACCTCAAGGTTTTCTTGGGTTATGTTATATATTTTCGCCATCCTGTTTTATTGTTTCCTCGTCGTTATTTATTGTGTTGTCCTGTACCTTTGTATATGCTATAATGTGTTTGTCACCGCCTGCAATCGGCTCAAGGTCTAACTCTGCGCGCGCCTCGTTAATAGATATTACGCCGTTTGTTAATAGTTTGTTTATGTAGTCGGCGCGTTCGGCAGTTGTTAACCTCAACATTTCGTTTTCATTAAGGTTTATTTTTTCGTGTAGTTTCGCGGTTAATTCCTCCTCAAGCATTATTATATATGGCTGCACAGTTCTAATTAAAAATTCCTGTTGTGCCTGCGATAAACTGTTATACGCTCCACTTTCGCCCGTTAACAACTGTTGAGGTATTCCAAAAAAACGCGCTATGTCTTTAACGTTATATGTGCGCGCCTCAATAAGTTGTGAATCGTTGGCGTTGTCCTGTTGCAACTGTTGAAAATCCATGCTTTGCCCCAATACTGCCGCCTGTTTGTTCTGCAAGAAAAACGAAAAGTTTTGCTCAAGTTCTCTTTGTTTGTCGGGCGATAATTGCGCGCTTGTTTTAATGAAACCTTTAAAGTCACGGTTGAAATAGTCGTTTGCGCTTTCTTCTGTCTTGGTTGCTATCTCTACGGCGTTTTTTGCAAAGGTTAAGAGACTGCGCCCGTTCACGCCGTCAAACGTCCAACGGCGAAAATGTAACATATCACACGGCGCAACGTTGAATATATTTTTTTTGTTGGTTACTGTGTAATACAGTCTGTCCGTTATCTCGTCGTAATTGATATTTACCGCCGTACTTGGCAAAAATAAAAGTTCCACAGGCACGCCGTTACTATTACGGCGAATATACGTAAAACTGTTGCCGTTCTTTATTACACTTTGCACAGTTAACTTGAGCCATTGATAACGCCCCATATTTACGATGTTGTTAAACAGGTTTTGCGTGTCTGCATACTCTGTTATAATCGGTAATGTTGCCACGCTATCCGAAATTAAATCAAGCGCGCGAAAAACGGCAGACAAATTCAAACTGCTATAGTCCTGTAACGTTCTGTTTCCGCTAAACACCGCGGAAATAAACGCCCCTGCATTGCTTGCCTTGTCTGCGCTGCGTTTGTTCGTTATGTCGTAACCAAATAATCGCATTATTAAGTTAATAGATATATTCTTTATTATAAATAGTGTGGAGGTTTGAAAAAATCAAACATTTACGCAATAATACTAAAAAACGGCTCTGTCTCATTGTCTTTGAGATACCCCCCTAACGCCTCAAGCATCGCTATAACACCGTCGATTTTGTTTTTTTGCCCCTGTCCCTTCACGGGTTTAACATTTTGGTTGTGGTCTTCTTTGAGTGCAACGTTATTTATACACCATCTATTAATGGGGTTATCGTGTATAATTACTTTGCCGTTCTTAAGTAGTCGTTCAAACTCTTTTGTTGGCGCGCTAAAACTGCCCAACGTCTGCGAAAATACCTTCATGTTAAAATTGCGTTGTTCCATTTCTGCCGCCCACTGTGGCGATAAATAACGGTCATAATTTATTTCTTTTATTATTACGCCGTTTTGCCGCATTTTCTCTATATCCTCCGTTATTATACTGTAATCTGTGGCGTTATCGGGGGTTATATGTAAATGTCCGTTCTTTGCCCAAATCTCGTAATATGGGGATTGTGTTATACTGTCCTGTGGTAGATAATAATCAACGTAAAAATTATATATCCCGTCCACTACGCACAAGTAAGCAACCGCCGTAAGGTCGGACACTGCCGCCAAATCCACGCCGCAATAAACGTAATAGTTGTTAAACAGTGTAACAGGGTTAAAATTGCGGCTATACTTTACGCAAATACTGTCATCTATCCACGTTTCCGCGGTCTTCGTCCAAATACCGAAATAACGGCTATAAACAAAGTTTTGGAGTGTGTTATTATTCTTTGCCGCTTGTAACTGTTCCTGTAAAAATTCCTGTCTAACGGTAACGCCTAAATTTGGATTTGCTTTTACCCACATTTCGGGGTTCTCTATGTCTTTTTCCTCATCAACGCAATAAATTAATGAAAACTGCGTATCGTCTTGTTTAACGCCCTGTAAAACCTCTATACAGGTTTGACGCATTGAGAAACCGAAACCGTTAACGTCATTTCCACCGCTACCAATAGCCACGGCTAAAGGTTCTTTACGCATACCCTGCGACGTTGCCAACACACTATATAATTTGTCGTTTGGCTGCACTTCCACTTCATCAACTACAAAAAAACTACTATTCACGCCGTCAAGTCTTGAACTATCCGCGGCAAGTGTTTTTATTATACTTTTTGTTATGGGTAGTTTAATTTCATTTCTAAAACGTTTTATATATTGTTGTTTACTATCCAACTTTTCCGCAAAGTCTGCACAAGCGTTAAATAATATACTTGCCTGTTCCCTTGATGATGCCAAACAGTACACCTCCGCACCACTGCCGCCGCGTAAAAACTCATATAAAGATAATGCCGCGATTAACTGCGTTTTGCCGTTCTTACGTCCTACCTCAATATATGCCTTCGTGGTTGCCCTTGTTCCATCGGATTTTTTGCATACCCCGTAAATTGCCGCTATTGCGAATTTTTGCCACGGCTGCAAAATGAATTTTTTATTATTAAATTGTCCTTTGGTGAGTGTTAAGGACTGCACAAAGTCAATAACTTTTTTTACTTTCTTATCGTCGTAATAATACGGTGAGTCT